AGCATGGTTTCATTATCGGGATGGTGAACGTTCGTGCAGATCTTACGTATCAGAACGGTATTCACCGGATGTGGTATCGCCGTGGCCGGTTCGAGTTCTATTGGCCTGGACTGAATGGTCTTGGTGAGCAGGCGGTGCAGTTGCGTGAGCTGTATGCCACAGGGACGGCCGCGGGCGATGATTCGGTGTTCGGTTATCAGGAACGGTGGAGTGAATACAAGTACATGCCGTCGCGAGTGTCAGGAGCGTTTCGCTCGAGGATTACGACGCCGCTGGATATGTGGCATTTTGCAGAGGAGTTCAGTGGGGCCCCTACGTTGAATGGGTCGTTTATTTCGGATAATGCCGTAGGGACGGTAACGAGAGTGTTGCAGACGTCCTATTTTGCATCGCAGCAGTTTCTGGGTGATTTCTTGTTTTCGGATCGGCTTGTGCGGTGCATGCCGATTTATAGCATCCCAGGCATGGGAGCTCGGCTGTAATGCCGATTAACGCGTTCCAGGTGCGTCAGGAGACGCAGGAGCCCGGTTGGTGGGAACGGAATAAGGATTGGGTGGTTCCCGCCGGTGCGGCGCTGGTTGGTGTTGCCGGTACGGCCCTTGGTGTGCGTGAAGCTGGGAAGAATCGTGCGTTTCAAGAGCGGATGAGCTCTACGGCGCATCAGCGGGAGGTAGAGGATTTGAAGCGCGCCGGGATTAACCCGATGTTGTCAGGTATGGGTGGCGCGTCGGGGCCGAGCGGAGCGATGGCGGATTACGGAGGTCTCGACCGAGCTGTGGCGAATGCTCTTGCGGTGCGTCAGGCTAACGCCACGATTGAGTTGACGCATGCGCAGGCGGATCAGGCTTCAGCGTCGGGTGCTTTGCAAACGAGGCAGGCAGCGGATATTAGTACGACGGCGCCGGACCGTTATCGAGTGTTGGCGGAACAGGCGCGGCAAGGTGAGTTGACGACGGCGCAGATGGAAAGGATTATGCCGGAGTTGATTAGGCAAGCGAAAGCGCAGGTGTTGCAGACGCAGAATGCGGCTCGGCAGTCTCGGGCGCTGGCTGTGCTGGCGGAGCTGGATAAGGCTGGTCGGGTGAATATTGCGAAGTTCGAAGCGGAGATCGGAGCGATGGGCCCTGCTGGGCGTTATCTCCTTGAGTTCTTGAGGGCGTTGAAATGATTCCTTTTGGAGCTGGACTACATGGGTACGACGCGAAGAAGGTTTCGGATGAGGCGGCGAGCCCCGGAGGGGGTCCCATGCTTACGCAGCAGCAATTTCAGGAAGACGCGGACATCAATGTCATTGTCCGTCGTTTTGGTCTCACTCGTAGTCTCCCTGCTGCTGTGGCTGCTGGTGTTTATGGGGATTTCACAGGTATTCACGATTTTCAGAGCGCGGTAGAGACGATAGAAGGAGCTCGCGCTCGTTTTATGCAGTTGCCGGCGCCGGTGCGTGATAAGTTTGAGAACGACCCGGGCCGGTTGATTCAGTATGTGGAGTCTCATACTCCGGAGGAATGGGACGCTTTGATGCGGCCTCCGGAGGTGTTGCCGGTTGTTCCGGCGGTTGCAGTGCCGTAGGCAGTGTGAGGGGGGTGTAAGGGGGGGCCAAGTGGCCCCCCCTTTTTGTTGTATCACGGAGTGATGATTAGTAAGTGGTTGTGTGGTTGTTGTGTAGTTGCTTTTCGTGGGCGCGCGCGCGTGTGTTCGCGCGCGTCTACGTGCGTGGCCGCGCGCGTGCGCGCCCACGCTGTTTGGCTTTGGCTTGGGCGGCGTAAGCCGCTGAGTTTGACTTTCGCGTAAGCGAAGTGTTGTTGACTTTCTATGTTGTTTATATTATCTTAGTTCATGTTGGTTCATGTTTCTTTTTTTCTGGAGGACGTTATGTCCGTTAAGGTAGCTCGTATCGAGCGTAGTATTGAGGATCTGCGAAGCAGGATCGGTTATTATGAGACGCTCATTGATAATGAGCGGATCGAGCAATCGACGCTGCATATGGCGCTGCGTCGGTTGCGGATGCAGTTGGTGCGAGCGGTGCAATCGCTCGAGGTGACGCGGTTGCTGGAAGCGCCGCGTGTTGATCCGTTGCAGACGGATCTTGAGAAGTTGCCGCCGGTTGGTGAGGCCGGGCGGCGTGGTGCGGGGCATAATTTGAAGCCCCGCACGTAGGTGCACACAGGTCTGTCTTGACTACTGTGTGCTAGGTGACAGGTCCCCTTGGGGTCTGTTACCTTAGGGAGTGAAGAGGTCCCCTTTTCTGGAGGTAGGCGAGATGCGTCACAAGGTGAACAAGTCCCGTTCCGCGGGTCGGTTCAAGTCTCAGTCGCGGAAGACGAAGTCGATCAACCTGGCTCGGCCAGGTCGCGGTGGATTCCGGATGTGAGTTGTTTTCGCCCTCTCCAAGGCTCTAGGAACCCCGAGTCTGGTGAGGTGTGGATCGGAACAGATCCTACCCGGTCGGGACGTTCCTTGGAGCTTCAATGCGGTCGCTGTATAGGTTGTATGTTGGATCGGTCTCGAGCCTGGGCCGTGCGGATCATGCATGAGGCCCAGCGTTACGATCGGAGCTGGATGGCAACGTTCACGTATGATGATAAGGAGTTGCCGAAGGATGGGAGTCTTAAGTATGAGGACTTCCAAGCCATGATGCGGCGTCTTAGGGAGCGGATCCGATCGCGTGGTCGGATCCGTTTTTTTTGTTCCGGTGAGTATGGTAGTATCCGGAGAAGGCCGCATTTTCATGCGATTCTGTTCAATACAGAGTTGGGTGATGAACAGAAGTTGTTTAATGGTTCGTTTCGTTCCTCGGTCGCGGAGTCAGTATGGAAGAAGGGCACCGTCCAGCTGGACGATGTTACTGTGGCCTCTGCCGCATATGTTGCGGGATATGTCGTGGAGAAGGCGACGAGGCGATCGGGTTGGGCCCGAGCTCGGGCCTTGATACGTCGGAAGGCGAAGGCCGGTTACGACGTTGGCGATGCTTTGCTCCAGATCGCGAAAGAGGAAGAGTTTGTTCGTATGTCGCTCAAGCCCGGTATCGGTGCTCATTGGTACGATCGCTTTAAGGGCGATCTGTTTCCTATGGATTATGCGGTGAGTCGTGATGGTCAGCGGTACAAAGTGCCGCGGTATTATTGGGAACGGTATCGTCGGGAGGCCGATGCCATGTCAGTGGAGTTGATAGAGGAAGGTCGGTTTGCGCGTGCGGCGCTGCGTAAGCAGGATTCGACGCCAGAGCGGTTAGCGGTGCGTGAGGAATTGGCGATTCGGAAGGTGGAGTCTCGTGGTGACCTTTAACGGAGGTGTGATGTGAAACTGTATAGCTTTCTGGACAAGAAGATGAGTCTGTATGGTCCGGTCATGATGGGGCATAATGACGGACAGATGTCGCGAACGATCGTGGAGTCATTTCGTGGGAGTAAGCACTTGGTGGAGAAGTATCCGGAGGATTTTGATTTGTATGAAGTGGGCGAGTTCAGTGAGCAGTCGGGAGTAATTGTGTCTGCGGTTCGGTTCGTGTCCAATGCGTCGGTGTTCTTGTCCTCTAATGGAGCAGAGCATGCCTAGTGGTCAGATGCGAAGTGTCGATGCGCACCGGTTCGCTATGGTGCCTCGCCCTGATGTACCACGGTCGGCGTTTGATGTTGAGCATTATCATAAGACGACGTTTGACGCCTCGTATTTGGTGCCAGTGTATGTGCGTGAGGTGTTGCCGGGTGATTCCATTGCGTGCCGTATGGACGCATTTGTACGGTTGGCGACGGCAATCGTGCCAGTGATGGATAACTTGATTCTGGAGTCTTTCTTTTTTTTCGTGCCGAATCGGCTCGTGTGGACGCACTTCGAAGATATGATGGGGGAGAAGGCGACCCCGACGACGACGACGGATTATTTGGCGCCGACGGTGACGGTGCCTCAGAGTTCGATGACGGTGGGTAGTTTGTACGATTACATGGGTTTGACGATTAACTCGGTGACGGCGACGGACGATGTGGTGATTGTGTCGCTGCCGTTCCGAGGGTATAACTTGATTTGGAATGAGTTTTTCCGTGATCAGGATTTGCAGAATCCGCTGGACGTGGACACAGACGATGGTCCGGACGATTTGGCGGATTTCGCCGTGAGGCTGCGGGGTAAGCGGCACGATTATTTCACGACGTGTCGGCCGTGGCCTCAGAAGCCCTCGAATGCTACGGCGTTTTCGGGTTTGGACCCGTTGCAGCCGGGTGGAAATATGGTGTATGTGGATCAGGCTGCGGCTGGGTTCTGGTCTCAAGGTGCAGCGCCGGTGACGGGTCTCGGTTATACCGCGGCCAGCACGACTTCGGCTGGGCCGGCGGCGGTGAAGACTCCGGGGTATCGGACGATGAGTTACGGTCCGTATTACCTGGATGATGGTCTACGTGTACAGGCAGGTTCGACGGATGGTCAGCCGGACGTGAAGGTTCTGATCAATGATATCCGGACGGCGACGTTGATTCAGCAGATGCTCGAGCGGGATGCGCGAGGTGGTACGCGTTACGCGGAGTTGTTGAGGGCGCATTTCGGCGTGTTGTCGCCGGATGCTCGGCTGCAGCGGCCAGAGTTTCTTGGTGGTGGCCGTACGATGATTACGGTGCATCCTTTGGCGCAGACCTCAGCGACGGAGATCGAGGGTTCTACGACGGCGCTGGGGGAACAAGCTGGGATTGGTACGGCTTCGGTTTACCGCCATGGCTTTTCCCAATCGTTCACGGAGCATGGTTTCATTATCGGGATGGTGAACGTTCGTGCAGATCTTACGTATCAGAACGGTATTCACCGGATGTGGTATCGCCGTGGCCGGTTCGAGTTCTATTGGCCTGGACTGA